AATAAATGTCAATAGAAGATGAAAAAAAATAGTCAATTGCCAGAAAAAAAGTTGCTTAAACTCCAACAGCTCTTGCAGAGCTTGGATATAAGGGTGATACGCTGATCTCATGTCTTTATTTGACTTTCATAAGAACCAGCTCAAGAAGGAATGGGATAGATATTGAAAAACTTATGTTGTGCCTACGTAAGTAAGCATGAGATTATAAACAGAATCAAATTAGAAATGAGCCAAACACAAAATCAATCAAAGTATTATTATTCCCCTCGTTTTCGTCACTTCAATATCTATCGTCGCGATCCAGACGGAGACACAAAGGTAGATGACGCGGCAACGCAGGAAGAGGCGAAACGGAAAGTCTACGAATTAAACGGATGGAATTACAAACCTAAAAACAACACGGCAAAATGAGTAAAGTAAAACAGTACATCGAACAAGCCACAAGCGAGCGCATCCGCTCGCGTGGCTTAATCCGAAAAGTAGCTATCGAAGCGGCACGGATACAGAGAGAGGAAACGAGGCGGCAAGCTATCGAAGTGTATAAACAAATGTGCCCGTCAAAGAACTGCAAAGGTTGTGCGAGCCGGATACATAAACAGGAGACGCAATCGACTCGATGCGACGGGAATTGCGCACGGATTAGATTACTTATTAACGGATTAGACCGGATCGAAACATTATGTATATAATTAGACGCATTCAGTGTAAATCGGGCGATGTGTCCGAGACGCATTTAGTTGAGATAGAAACAGGCGACATCGAGGCGACACGAAAGGAGTTGCACGACTGTTATCAATGTGATAAGATTCTTTTTAGTTATGATGAATTATGAGTAGAAATCCGTTTTACATTAAGATGATAAATTCGGTTCGATGGAAACAGCTTCGAGCCGAGAAACTACGAAACAATCCGATTTGTGAAGTGTGCGAGACGAACGATCTAAGCACACTCGCAACGGAAGTGCATCACAAAATCCCTGTTGAGTCTGTACCGCATGAACTCGGAATGAGGCAGCTTATGTTTGATTATAACAATTTGCAGAGTCTTTGCCATGCGTGCCACTCCGAGATACATCGGTGTGCTTTTAGTCATTCGAAAGAGGCGATTCAGTCGAATAATCGGAGGGCAACGGAACGGTTTGTAGAGAAGTTTTTGAAATAGACTATTTGTTAATGATTCTCATAGCTAGCGGATACAAGTTATGAGAATCTTTTTGTATATTTGTACGATTTTAAATTTAACAGCTATGAATGAAAATAAAATAGATTGTTTTGTAATAATGCCTATTGGTGATTGTGACGGTTATAATTCTGGGCATTTTACAAAAGTTTATGAAGATATTATAAAACCTGCAGTTTTCCAAGCTGAATTTAATCCGATACGAGGTGACGAAGTTGCTAAAACAAACTTAATACAACTAGATATTTTGAATAAGCTTTTGGAAACTCCTATTGCAATTTGTGATTTAAGTTCAAGAAATCCGAATGTCTTATTTGAATTAGGGATTAGACAGGCTTTTGATATGCCAGTTGTTCTTATTCAAGAAAAAGGAACACCTAAAATTTTTGACATCAATCCATTAAGGTATATTGAATATTCTCGAGAAATGGGTTATAGAGATGTCATAGAGGCACAACGGAAGATTACTACTGCTTTGAAGGATACTTTCTCTTCTAAAGATGAAGTCGGGAATGTAAACTCTATAGTTAAACTTTTGGCTTTAAACTCTGCGGCATCTATTCCTATTGTGAAAGGAGATAGTGCTACAATGAAAACTAATCTAATTTTGTCGCAGATTTCTGACCTAAGTAGTAAAGTGGATATACTGTTTACTAAAGAAAAGAATAGTAATTTCGATTGTGATAATTTATTGATGTTATTTAATAAAGAGGTGCATGAATTGGACGAAATGTTTACAGCGGCTCAATTTGAGCATGAAATTCAACTTATAGGTGATGATGATTATTTGCTTAAATTGTCAAAGGTGAGAAGAAACATGTTTTCATTGAAGAATAAATTCGGAATAACAAACACTGAATATGACAATTTAATGAGAAAGATACGACAAGAAATGGCTAATGCAAGAAATAGTAATTGACAACTACCTTAGACTTTATTTTAGACCGCTTCACCTCGTTAAGAGGGGGGCGGTTTTTTATTTTTTAACGCGATACGCGAAACCCACCTCACCTCATATTTGCACGCGCGAGTAATTTTTGAAACAAGGGGGTGCGCGTTGGGGGTGAGCTTTTCTTCTCGAACTTCCGCGCTACCAAATGCTTGCGATCTTTTCATATATGCAAAAACGCATATAAAAATGAGTGATTTAGACGATATAAAAGAAAAGATTCGCGCCGCGATGAACTCGCAAGGAACATACACGTCTGATTTGGATTTGTGTATAACTCTTTGCGCAGGTTCTTACATTGCGTTTAAGATCGCTCTCAATGACATAGCAAAGAAGAAACGTTCGTTTGTTACGGAAGTTTCTCGCGAAGGAAATAAGAAGCTCGTGGCGCATCCGGCTTTCAAAGTTTTATTTGATGCGCTCGAAGTTACTCGTAAGCAGTTGCGGGAACTTGGCTTGACACTACAAACTTTGTCCGCGTCTGACGATGACGAGGTGAACGACTTAATAAACGAGGTAGATAAGATAGATCGCGATGGAGAAGGAGACTAGAGACAAACTGATAGAATTAAAGCAGTCGGTTATCTCCGACCTGCAAAACATCGACGTTGATTCGTATAAGCTAGGCAAGGCAGACGAAAGGTTAAACGTGTACATAAAAGGCTGCATTAATAATCCAGACGCGCACAATCTTTATGAGTTACTAGCCGTTCGACGCTTCTTCGTATTCCTCGATAAATACGAATTTCAGGTCAAAGAAGTAAAGAAGTTCGTCACGTTCTACGAGCGTTTGAAATTCTCCGGTACAAAGGGAAAGACTAGATATAAACTTACTCCGATACAGGTGTTTCAGTTTTCTAACATTCTTGCGTTTTACAAGCCCGGCACAAACAAACGCTTGATTCGTGAAGCTCTTTTATTCGTCCCGCGTAAATTCAGTAAGACAACAAGCGTAGCGAGTCTTTCGATTAACGATTTGTTATTCGGTGATGCGAACGCACAAACATATGTAGCCGCAAACTCATACAATCAAGCGAAAGTCTGTTTTGACGAAATACGTAATATTTTAAAGTCTCTCGATCCGAAGTTTAGACACTTCAAAATTAATCGAGAAATCATATATAACCGCATAAAGGGAAAAACCTCTTTTGCCCGTTGCCTTGCCTCTAACCCGGATAAATTAGACGGACTTAACGCAAGCATGGCAATAGTAGACGAGTATTCACAAGCCGATAGCGCCGCATTGAAGAACGTTTTAACGTCCTCAATGGGCGCACGGCTCAACCCTTTAACCGTAGTAATTACGACCGCATCCGATAAAGAAACGGCTCCATTCGTTGAAATGCTCAAAATGTATAAAGCGATCCTACGAGGTGAGATTGAAAATGATTCCATATTTGCACACATCTTTGAGCCAGACGTAGACGATGAGGAAGGCGATCCGGCAACGTGGCGCAAGGTACAACCACACATGGGTATAACCGTTTATGAAGATTTCTATATAGACGCGTATCAAAAAGCACTATATAGCGCGCCGGATGCACTGGAATTTCGAACAAAGTTACTAAACGTATTTACTACCGACCAAACAACAAAATGGATTGAGGCAAAGCAGATCGAAGAACGATTCAAAGATATTAGAATAGAAAATATTGGTACTTATCCGCTTACGATGGTGGCGGTTGATTTGTCCGTTCGAGACGACTTCTCTTCGGTTACTTATAATATCTATTCGAAAGAAAGCGGCTCTTTTCATTCGCATACGGACTACTATTTCCCGGAAGGAGCTTTGAAAGATCATCCGAATCGGGAACTTTACGAAGGTTGGGCGAAAGCGGGTTATTTAATTCTTTGTGACGGTGATATTATCGACTATCAGCAAATAGTAAACGATATACTTGCGCGTGCAAAGTATCTACAAATCATGGGAGTTGGCTATGATCCTTATAAATCGGCTGAATTTGTAAATCTTCTTACTTATTCCGTAGGCGGTGCGAGTGAATATATTAAGCCTGTTAAACAGACATACGGAACGTTTACAAGCCCTATTGAATCATTTGAACTTGCTTTGTATCGGAGTAAGCTCACCTTTAGCCCTAATCCGATTACGCCGTACTGTTTTAGTAATGCGGTATTAGACGAAGATCGGAACATGAATAAGAAGCCAGTCAAAAAAACGCATAACGCGAAGATTGATTCGACTATAACAAACCTAATGACATTCTACTTATTTAATAACATGGAGGTATAATGAAACTATCTTTTAATTTTGAATTGGGACGTTCAAAGACGCAAAAACGCGCCTTAAATGCAGAGATGAGCACAACGGATAAAGATGCGGCGATAAACTCCCGATTACCATCGTTACCCGGTCAGCCAATAGATGTGCATAACAGTAATCAAGCAATGAAACTTTCAGCCGCATATAGATGTACTTCTATTCTTTCGGGGACTATCGCGTCTTTACCGCTTATAATTAAACGGAAAAAAGATGGATATTTCTCACCAGACGAGGAAAACGATTTATATACGATATTAACCCGTATGCCTAACCGACGAATGAATAGTTTTGAAATGGTTAGGAATATGGTTGTTCAAATCGTAAATCAAGGAAACGCCTACATCGTTATCCGTCGAAAGTTCGGTAGTGTCAGCGAGCTTGTATTATGCGCAAATAATACAGTAACCTATGACAAATTGAATGATGTTTATATTATTTCTGATCCATATAACCGGATATATGGGCGTTTTGAATCCTACGAAATAATCCATCTTAAAAATAATAGTTTGGACGGGGGGTATACAGGAGTAAGCACAATAATGTACGCTAGCCGTATCTTTTCCATAGCCGCGAGTGCAGATAATCAGAATTTACGAACCTTTCAGAATGGAAGTAAAATAAAGGGGCTTGTTTCCGGTGCAAAAGAGATAAATAAAGGGTTGCCCGGTGCAGGTATGACGGATATTCAACTTTCTACGGTTGGAGATCGCATAGAGGAACAACTAAACACAGGAAGAGACATTATTTCAGTTCCCGGCGATGTTGGATTTCATCAACTTTCTATAAATCCGGTTGATGCGCAGTTATTGGAAACAAAGAAATTCAGTATTCTTGATATATGTAGATTTTACGGAGTTCACCCAGATAAAGTATTTGCCGGACAATCTACTAATTACAAAGCTTCTGAAATGAGCAATGTTTCTTTTTTAACTGATACACTGCAACCAATATTGAAACAAATCGAGGCTGAATTTAATTACAAGCTGATTCCTAATTCAGTCGCTCACTTATATAGTATTTCATTTGATTTGTCATGCTTATATCAAACCGATTTAACGACACAAGCAAGCTATTATAAAGCTTTGGAAGAAATGGGAGCTCATTCCCCGAATGATACTCGTAGGGCTTTAGGAAAACCGCCCGTTGAAGGAGGCGACAAAGTGTTTATCTCCTGCAACGTTCAACCAATCGAGGCGGCTAGTCAAAAAGTAGAGCTACCCAAAAACGAAGAAACAAACATATAGTAAAATGATATTTGCAAAATATGGAAATACGAAGTTATACAGAGTTAGGTGCTCCTAAAGTTGGAGATGGAAGAATAATCGAAGGTTATGCGGTTGTATTCGGACAAGAAAGCCGTGTATTGTACGACAGGGAAAAACAACGCGCTTTTGTTGAGGTGATCGAAAAGGGAGCTATAACGGAAGAGTTATTGCGTAGTTGTGATGTTAAAGCTCTGTTAGATCATAATAAACAGAGATTGTTAGCTCGTTCTAATCGTGGTGCGGGAACTTTGTCGCTTGAACTTGACGACTACGGATTAAAATACAGGTTTGAGGCTCCTAGTACTCCCGATGGAGATTTCGCCGTAGAAATGATTAAACGCGGTGATATTTTCGGTTCGTCTTTTGCGTATGCTTTAAATGAAAAGGATAAAACAAAAGTTTCCTATTCAATGAAAGACGGGTTGTTGCTTCGTACTGTACACATGATTGATCGGATTTCCGATATATCTCCCGTTGTTGATCCTGCTTTTTATGGTACAGATGTAACGGTGCGGAGTATGGACGATACGATAGCGGAGTTGTCCGGCGAGAATAAAGACTATCTAAATGAAATTAATAATTTACGCAAATCAATTTAAAACATGAGAAAAGAATTTGAAACTATTGCTCAATACAAAGAGCAGATGCGCGCTATGTTGGATAAAGCAGAAGCGGAAAAAAGAGCACTCGACGCAAGCGAGAAAGAGCAGTTCGAGCAGTTAAAAACAAAGAAAGAACTTTTGGAAATGAAAGTCGAACGCCGTGCGCTTGAAGATATTAACGCGGGACTGGTGTCAGACCGTCGCGTGTTGTTTTCACAGGCTGTTTTTGACGTCGTTAATCATCGCTCTTTGGAAGAATACAACGGAGTAGTATCGGAAGGCGGTATTAAAGTTGTAGAACGTGCGGTGACTGTTACAGATACAACCGATGCGGCTAGCATGGTTCCTGTTACAATCGGTGAAATCATTGAACCGTTAGAAAAAGGCTTGATTATTGATAAACTAGGTATCAAGATGCAAAGCGGGCTTGTAGGTGACCTTGTTTTCCCAACATTGGCGGCTGTTGAAGCAACAATTCAGGGTGAAAACGTTGCGGTTACCGATACCGAATTGAATATCGACAAAATCAAGGCTTCACCCAAACGTGTATCTATTTCTATCCCGGTGTCTAAGCGTGCGATCAACCAAACGAACTACTCTTTGCAGGACGTAGTTTTAAAACAAATTTCGCTTGGTGTTGCCCGTACTTTGAACAAATGGATGTTTTCGGGGGCTGCGTTGTCTGGTGCAAGTAACGGCGTGTTTGTAAAGGCAAAACCAGATGTTGAATATACAAACGCGTTGACATTTGCGGATATTGTTTCGCTTGAATCTACCGTAATGGATGCGGGCGTAGATGTAACCGACGGTACAGCTGCCTATGTTTGCACTCCAAAGGTGTATGGTGCTTTGAAATCCACTCCCAAAGCGGCGGGGGCTGCTGAAATGATCTGCCAAAATGGTATGGTGAACGGTTATCCGGTTCTTGTTACTAACTACATGGACGCCGATTCTATCGGATTCGGTGTATTCTCCAACGCTGCTATCGGTCAGTTCGGCGATATGGATTTAGTTATAGACCCGTATACCGGAGCGAAAAGTAATGTCGTAAACTTTGTGTTGAATACTGATTATGATATTGTTGTAGCTCGCCCGGAAGCCTTTGCCATCGCAAAGAAAAAAGCTTCTGCCTAATCCTATAACCTATCATTCATTAAAGGGCTGGGGCTTCGGCTCTAGCCCTTTCTAATTTATACAATATGGCACAATACGTAACACTCGAAGAACTCAAACAGCATTTAAATATTGATTTCGACACGGACGACGCGTATATAACCGGGCTTATCGAACCCGTTCAACTTCTTATCGAATCGTATCTAAATAATCCGCTAGATACCTACGTTAAGGACGCAAAAATAGATCGGCGTATCTGGCACGCGATCCGCATCCTTATAGCGAATTACTACGCAAACCGTGAATCGGTAATATTTGCCACTCCGCAAGTTATTCCGGGGCACATAGAACTATTACTGCAACCTTTAAAACGATATACGTAATGCAAGCAGGATTATTAAACGAAATGATCGCTTTTTACCGTAGCGAGTCAAAGCGCGATAATCTGGGCGGTACGTCTGAAAGTTGGGTGAAAGTATTCGATAAACGCGCATACATTCGCTTTAAGTCGGGTGCACGTAAAGAAGCGAACGGCGAGATATATAATACGACCGTTAATACGATAATGATTCGCATCTGTAAAGAGATCAACGCTAAAATGAGGATCGAATACGACGGGCAGAAATACAAGATTCTATCTATCAATCACGACCGGAAGCAACAAGCAACGGTTATAGAAGCGGAGGTAATCAATGAGTAACGACAATTACACCGGGCGCAACTTGTATCGCGTCGAAGTGGATGCAACGCGAGTAAACGAACTACTTAAACGGTTGAACGATAAAGAAGCAAAGAAGGCAATTTCCTCCGCTCTTAGAAAGTCGATTCTTATCATTCGTAAACAGGCACAGGAA